AACAGCAAGTGTTTCTTCTGGCGTTGTTTCTTCTTTACCAGTAACAGGCGACACAATCACATATTCAGGCGGTTCTAGTTCAGGACAATCAATTGGTATAACTTCAGTAGCAGGCGGAACAATAACACTAAGCCCCGGCGCAGCGGGTTCAAGCGTAACAGGTTCAATAACAAGTTCTATCGAAATCGAATAATGCGGCGCTTATTTATAAGCCTTTTATTATTGACCAGTTCGCCCTGTTTTGCTATTCCCGTAATCCCTAATTTTTCGGCCGGCTCGTCTATTTCTAGAACTACAAGTTCACAATCAACACGGGAAATAATTCAGTCATATTCTTATTCTACGGGGTATCAATACACAACAGGCGGAACCAATGTCGAAGCGGTCACGGCAGGCGGAACAATCAGCCCTGAAGCTATTGCAGGGGCAACACAAACAATTAACGGCGTAACATCAACAACAACAGGAATAAATTTAAATACTAAACCCCAATGGAAGCAATCAACGGCAGGCGCGGCAACGCAATTTCACGAATCGTATATTGGGCCGGGGCTAAATTCTTATGTCCATATAGATCGCACCATTGAAGTGCAAAGCGTTACAGAATCGACAAGCACGTTTACGCAATGATAAAAAAATTCAAGATAGCAGGCGCAATATTATTTTTTTCTGTTCAACTTCCAACTTATGCCAACACCAATATGACAAATAATCCAGTATCAAATTCGTCCGGAAGCGTTACAAATTTAGGGGTAATGAATATGCCGACAAGACAATTTCAAAATCAAGTCGGCGCTCAAACTGTTGTTTGTCAATCTGATACATTAGTCATACAACCTTTCGTAACTTCATCAGCTTCATTTACAAAACCTTATCAAGATTATTATCTTGACCCTATATATTCAGTAAAAGATACAGAAGGCGCGACAGATGCAAACGGCTTGACGATAGGCGATGGCGACCCTGACAACCCCGGCCAAATTATCGGGTACAAAACAATAAGAACAGCGCAAAAAGACACATATAATATTTCGCCGGGGATCAGTTTATCTTGGAATATTTCACTTGATCGTAAGGCGGTCAGGTTATGCCGCGAAGCTCAGCAAAGACAATCAGATTTAATACAGGCAAGAATAAACGACAATATGTATGCACTTGAATTAGGACGCCTGAAAACGTGCGGCGATCTTTTGTCTAAGGGTTATAGCTTCAAAAAATCGTCTAAATATTATAAATTATGCGAAGATGTCGAATTAACAAATCCAAGCAATACTTTAATCAATCATCAACATTCTTTGAAAGAAGTTTCTGTTTCTTCAAACGAGAAGAAGAACTGAATTTAGTTCCTGATTTTTTGCCGATAAGTTTTTTTGCGCGATTTATTATTTGTTTAAATATTGGCTTCAGTAGTTTTGTCAAAAAAGGCGTAGCAGTTGCGGCGGATGTTGCGACAATAGTTACTACTAAGGTCGTGGCGACTACAGATGACGATGGAAGGTATTTATCGACAAAATCAGTTTTAGCCCAAATCTCGACACATTTTCCATCTATCACTTCAAAGCCGACAACCTTTTCTTGTGCTTCTGCGTTTCTTAGATCATTTAATCTATATTGTTGGTCTTTCGCAGGGCAATCAATTTCTTTTTCTTCAATGACATTATTATCATTATTTTCTTTTGTTTTTGGAATTTCTGGCGTTTTTATATCTGGTATTTCTGGCGCTTCTGTTTTGGTGTTTTGTTTTGGTGTAATTATTTTTGCAGATGGCGAATAATCAGGCGCAAAATAAAATGGTGCGGTGTGATCGCATAAAGCAACGTTACCATCTGGGTCATTATTGAAATGATCTTTCCCACCCGTCAGAGAATCGCGTACAACAGCGCAAGGGGCATCAATAACGGGAACGCCCATATCAATAGAAACAGGCGTATCAAGGACTATAGGAGGTTCAATATGGATAGGTTCTGGAATATGTATGTTAGGAATATTTATTTCTGGTATTTCCAAAATTTAAAATGGAATTACATTGCCTGTTGATCTTGGTAGTTTTGGGACGTCTGGTAAAGGAATTTTTTCAATAACTTGTTGAATCATTTTTTCTCTAAAATCATCACTCGTAACCATCATGTAACCATAAACCCCCGCGCCTAACATTGACGCGCTGATGATAAAACTTAAAATGGATAATATCTGTGAAATTTTTGTCATGAGAGAAGCCTTTGCCCGTGCATTAGTGCCTGTTACTATTATAACTTTTTGCGGAATCTGTGCATTGGCGCCTTTATATCTGACACTTGGAATAATGACAAGACAAATACACGAAAAGGTTAATTAATCAGCGGCTTCGGGTGTTCCTTTTTCTGTGTAAGGATCTTCGCCATTTAACCATTTAAGATATTCTTGATAGTCGGTGTTTGCTTCATCAAAAGGAATGTAAGCATTATCAGATTTTCTACAGATAGCTTGAACTACTATCGTTTTTGTAGTTCCATCTTTGTTTGTTTCAATCTCATTTGCAAATTTTTTGTACATAATTAAAGCTCCGCATCTGAACTAAATTTAGCGTCCATATATTTATTATCACCAGTAGCAGAAACAGCACCTTGTATTCGACACCCTAAAGTAGCATCTGAAGGGTCAGCAGTTATACTAACACTTGAAACATAATTTTCTTGACTACTAATAATTGCCAATGTTGGGGTTGCTCTTTTTTGTGTCTTAAATTGTGAGTAAAATTTATGTGTTCCTCCCCCTGTTACATTTCCATAGTTTCCATGAACTCCTATTTCAAAATACCTCTGACATAAAGCAAGCTCCTGTGCAAATGACCTATGTTCAAACGAGGTCGCATGATCTGAAACTTCTAATTGAACTCCAGTAATTTCAAATGTTGCATCATCTGTTGTGTACCATGTTGAAGTTTGGTCTGGAGTTCTTACAGAGTTATTATTTGCAGCCCAAGCGTTCAAACTCATAGAGCCTGTCATATCTGTTCCTCTAAAAAGACTCCATTCTATTTCTAAACCTTCTCCGTTATCATTATCAAATTGTATATTAGAATTACCGGGAATTGTTTTGGTTATTTTTGCCCAAGTATTAGCAGATAGAGAACCAGTTTCCATAGCATATTTTTGTGGTGTACCATCGCCAGATTTAAAAGTTACATAAAAATTCTGTGCAACACTAGACTTAACCCAAAAAGAAAAACTTACATAACTTGATGCAGACGTATAGTTCCAACCACTATTTGCTAAATCCTGTCCTTCAATACGATGTAAAATAATTACACGATCATTTGTACCAGCACCACTCGATTGGTTTCCGTTTTTAACTTGAAATGCTTTTCTAAATCCCTCTGTGTATGGTGTAGTTCCACTCGCTACGTTTACCTGATGTTGTTCAATATAAGCATCTGTTCCATTTTGATCTGTTCTAAATCTATCAACAGTTGCATAACCATTGGCAGCACTTCCTGTTTCTGACGTACCACGTTGGGCTATAAGACACGCTCCGTTTATGACCAGATTTTTATTAGTTCTGTTTGTAAGGTTGGCAGTACACGAACCATCAGTATTATTTATGGTGATCGCAGCCGAGGTTGCACTTACCCCTTTTATCGAATTTACCTTGATCTCTGACATAATTAACTAGGTTTTGGGTTAGCGTCTTTAACCGCTTTTATGTGGGTAGCCCACGTTCCAGTTGTATCTAGTTTACCCGCAACAATATCCTTATACAACATATCAAGTTGATTTACCACAGTATCATAGGCTGCTCTTCTTTTTGACTTATAAGAATCATTTTCTAATTCCCATTCAGCAATTAAAGCTGCCAATCCATCTGTACATTCTTTTTCTGTAGGTTTTGAGCCTCCATCATGAACTATAAGATTTGCATAAATTTTGTTTTTTGGGTCACTCCATCCATACCATTGGCCTGATCTAACAGTAATTAAATAATCAGATATGTGGTTTGGTTTTCCTGTAGTAAAATCCATTTTAAGTATCTGCTAATTTGATAAATTTAAAAGAGGTTTGCTCTTCGTCTGTGTCACCAATAACTCTTGTATCATTTAAGGTTGTTGATTTAAATTTGACTTTATGAGTGGAAACATTTGTAATATCACAAACAGTACTAATAGTAAAAGTCATAAATCTTGAAGTGGTGTAATCTTCAAACATTGTATAACCTCTTGATAAATCTACATAACTAGAATTATTAGTAGTTCCCATGATAGTCACACCATTATATCTACTTTCTCTACTTGCTATTCCATTCATACAAACTTGAGCAATAACTAGCCAATATCCTGTTGATGGAAATGTCCATATCCCACTGCTTACAGTCATTCCAGTACCAAGATAACCTTGTATTGATTGGTTTATTCTTACAAGATTGTTTTGTATAGGGTCTTGAATAAGAGTTGAGCCATCTGTATTGCCATAAGAATCATTCAACCTCCAAGTATCTGCTTCAGTTACACCATTAACTGTTGACAATGTTGCATCCGCTGTATCTGGTAACGTAAAAACTCTGTTATTAGCAGAAGATGATGGTGCTTGTAAGCTGAAAGACCCACCTCCTGATGCTGCATTTAATTTAATCTTTGCTGTCATTGTTAACTTGGTTCAGTAGGAAAGGTAACGGAACTCATATCTAAATTACCATTGGAATCAAGTTTAGGCGATGCACTGGCTGGTAAATCACGCAAACTTTGACGATATGTTTTCCATGCTGTCGAAAGTGTCAAATCGGAACTAGCCCTCCAATCACAAGCTGCTAATCTGTTATCTCTTTCAAGTCTTAACAGTCTCATTGGTTCAGCATTTTGTAATTCAGTAATTTTGTTATTTACTTCTGTTTCTGTAGGTTTTGTGATTTTTGGACTTTTCCAAACAATATCCGCATATGTATCTCCTTTCAAATGCCACAAAGCGGTAGGTGTTAGTTGTAGTAATGCTTTTGCAATCGGTTGTTCCATTTTTAATTATCCTTTAATTTGAACATAAATGCTCTTGAGAGGTTGGTGCAACTCGCATTTTGACCAGACTTATTATGGTAACTTCTAAAGTCTATATAATCTGAACTTCCATTTACACTTACATGACCAAATACAGTATTTGTTTTAGTTCCATCTGAATCATATATTGCTATTGTTGTTCTTTGTTGTTGACTGCCATTTTTGTAAATTCCATTATAAGCAGTAAAACCACTAAAACCACTATGACTCCATACAACATTATAAACAACATAATAAATTCCAGCGACAGTAGGAGTTAGCCTTTCGTTGGTAGTGTCAACAGTTACACCGTTAGAGCCAGCACTTCCACCTATTCCATGAAGTTGGTATCCAGAGTTATCAAAAGCAGTGGTAGACATATTTGCAAACGCATAATTTTCACTCGGAGAACTTGAAGAAACATCGCCCCACTGTGGAGCAGCGCTAGCACCTTGAGATAATAATGCCTGACCAGAAGTTCCGTAGTTTGCTCCAGCTACCCCTAGTTGACCAGCGGCGCCTATCTTAAAACGTGACGATCCACCAGTATTTAAATCAATAATATCTGAACCAAATGATAATCCTGTATTTGCGTCAGTACCAGCTATGGAAGCTGCACTTGAAGATCCATCAACTCCAGAAATGCCAGTAGTGCCGTTAATGTTTAATGCCATAGTTAAAGAATAACAAGGGTTGCACCAGATGGTACAGTTACAGTAACACCTGAATTTATTGTAGGGCTAACTGTATGTGCGTTTTTGTTAGCAGTTAAAGTATAAGATGTTGTTACATTTTGATCCGATTCAAAAAATACTTCATCATTACCTCCTCCAGTAGCGCCTGCACCGCCACCAATCGCACCCCAAGCACCATTATTGTATCCTTCAAACTGATTTAGGGTGCTGTTATGCCTAAACATACCAACCGCAGGGCTGCCATCACGTTGTGCTGTTGTACCCGATGGAATAGTTAAGCTAGATGTATAATTATGAGTTACTTTTCCAGTAAATGTCGCGCCTGCAACTGGCGCAAGGCCGAGATTTGTTTGCGTTACGTTTCCAATTGTTATATATCCGTTGTTACTTGCGTTTCTTAATTTAAGTAAATTTGATGTTGTATTTACAGATAATTGAAAGGCAACTTGCGTTCCGCTTGGGTCATTAGAACCGCTATTTAAAGATTGAACAGCGGCAAAAATATTATTTATGTCAGCCCGGACGTTGGCTCCTGTATCGTTATCAACTGTGTAATTTGCGACCTGTGCCATTCACAAAAAAACTTTCTTTCACTATAGCTTAATTATGCGGCTTTACCAAAGCCTGTTGCTTGATATGTGAAATTTCTTGAAATTGAAGCATTTGACGAATTTTTGAAATGAACAGTAAATCCTGTTCCAGTTATGTTGCTAAGTTCAAAGTAATCCCCTGAAGCCATATTTGAAGCCTGAATCCCTACCGATGGCGGGTTGCTATTAGCGCCGCCCAAACTAGAAGTTCCCGCGAAAAATGCTTTATTGAATGTAATATTTGTCGCACCGCTTGATGTGAAAACGCCATTTGTTGCTGATGAATTTTCAAGACTTGTTTCTGTTCTTCTATCAAAAGAAGCTGTAAATCCAAGCTGTGAAACTTTTATATCTTGCGCGGGGTCGTTACTTGTAAGATTTGCCCTGAATTGAAATCCACGGCCTTTATAAACTCCATTTGAAAAATTCTGAAAACCTGAATATGTAGGCGAACCAGAAGGGTCTGTTTGGGTTGTCCTGACGGTTAGTTCTGCGTTTGCATCATAGGCAAGACTACCATCCCAATCTGTCCAAGTATCAACATTTGCGGTTCTGCTATTTATCAAATCATTTGGATAAAATGCTTCTGTTAAAAAATGACGGCGTAATTGAACACTAAACACGCCGCCGAGATCAAGAGTTGACGCAAAATCGTAGGTTCCTGAACTTACGATGCCGCCAAAATCATCAAGACTTGCAACTAAATCAAAATTTGTTATATCGTCAAACTGACCCCCACCGACAAGGTTCAAGCTGTTTGTTGTTGCATCAAAAGCAACATTTGTTTTTGTCCCTTGAAATTTTGGGTTGTCCTGATCTTCGCGTCTTGTAAGAACAACAAGTTTTGGTTGTGTTTCTGGTAAATCAATAACAATTGATGTTTCGCCTGCCGAGAAATTTCCAGTATCGTCCTGCGCCTTAAGAATATATTCGCCTTCAAGAAGCGGCACATCCGCAGTATTGGTGTTACCCGCAAGTGCTTTTACAAGGTCAATTGCATTTGTAAAAGTTCCATTTCCATTCGTCAGCGTTGAATGTCTGACATATACCCTTCCACCTTTAATAACATCAATATCTGTCGGCGTGTTCCATTTCAAGCGAATCATCGTATCGCTTATCGGTTCATAAGTTAAACCAGTAATATCTGAAGGAACAGCGGTTTTTCCAATAGCATCAAATGTTGCATCGGCTGAAGTTGCGCTGATTTCTAAAGCGGCATTAAATGAAAAAACTTGAATTTCATATCTTCCTTTTTCGCTGTTTACAATATCAAAATCTGGCCTTGATACTCTCTGACTTACAAAATTACCATTTTCAAAACGATAATTAACTTGATAATTTGTTACGCCGAGAACTGGTTTCCAACTAACAAATATTTTTGAAACAGCTTGATTATTTAATTCAACAACTCTTTCTTGAATATTTAAAGATGATGGCGGGTCTTTAAGTTCATTTAACAATGAAACTGTTCTTGTTGGTAAAGTTGCGCCGTCTTCGATAAATGGGTATTTATCATCCTGATAAGACAAAGCTGTGATCGCGTAATTTAATCCGTCCTGTTCTTCAACATTTATTACTCTAAATTTTTGCGATTGTACTGAATCGTTATTTAACATCCAAACTGTGTTGACATTTGGCGTTTGACTAAATGCAGAAGAAACAGTAACAACGCCATTTGATATTGAACTAACAGATTTTGCCTCGACAGAACCATCTGGCAAAATGACGCTGAAAATTGGATTATTTTCTGTTGAAAGGTCTGTTGCGGCTGTATCATCAACTGTCATTTGTGTTGTTGATGCAACGGCAGAAAGACGGCCTGATCTTCTTACACCCGCGCGAACAGGGTCATTGATTTCGATAACGCTTCCCGGCCTGCAAATCGCCCCGCTGTCGATTGATGTAGAAAATGTACAGATTTCCGATTCAAAATTTTCGGCGAACAATATTGCTTTTCCGAGTCTCGCAGCTTGCCCCCGTGATGTGCAGGCAAATGCTTTCACTTGCTTAACAACTGTCCCTATCTTAGAGATCAAATTGCTGTCTTCTACGACTTCAAAATCTATGTCTTGAGAATCCATATTGTAATAAGAAACAGAAACAACGCTGTGTCTTGTTTTTAAAGAACTTCCTGAATAGCTGAAACCACCTTCATTTACGTTTGCAAGGCTGAACAAATATGAACTGTCTTTTGGGCTATCCTGTGCAAGCTGAATCGAACCTTGCGACCAAATAGGAATCGCCCGCATAACTCCTGATAATTCATTTATTAAATCAAATGCGGAATTAGAATTTTGAATATTTACGTTACAAGAAAATCTGGCCTCCTGTCCGCCAAGGCCATCATCGACAAGAGTATTTGCAAATTTTGATGCGGTTACAAAAGAATATAAATCCAAAGATGAATCTGTTATATGATCGCCAAACCCAAAGCGCGTATCTGTTAGCAGCGCTAGTAATACCATGCTTGGACAATTGCAATAAGTTGCAGCGCCCATCGTGCCATTGAAGACATATCCTGTCGGATAAACAATTCGACCTGTCTGAAGATCAACAGTTGGCGTTCCAGAACCATTTGCACCCGCACCCGGAATCCTTATTTTGCAACCTCTGATGCGGTATTTTCGGCGGGGAATTGAACTGAACTGTTCGCTGTCTATTCTTAAATTAACAAAAGCTGTATTTGGATATGTTTGCTTATCGTCAATAATTTCTGAAAAACTTGTCCATTGAAAAGCGTTTATAAGACTTGAACTTGTACTGTCAGCGGTAACGCGAACAACACGAATATCAACAGGAAAAGCGCCTGTTAATGTTATTCGATAGTCTTTTTGATATGCGTCAGCGGAACGACCTGTAATCGTATCATTGACAAGAGTAGAAAATCCACCGCCGTTATATTGAATTTGAACTTGTAAATTTACAGAAGAACCAAGCAAATCGCCTTGATCTGTTGCCTTTTGTATCTGTGGAAAAGTAACAGAAACCTTTACAGCGTCAACATCTGTATTTGTAATTTGTCTTGTTACTGGCGCAGATGTGGTAACAGTTACACCGACACTTGTTACTGATTGACTTTCTTCAATACCGGGGATATGTGTTTGGTTTGCTGTTCCGAAACGCGGCGTGAACCCAACATTTTGAAAATTAAAATCTGTTGTTACAGGACTTGAAAAATTTGCTGTTGATTGTAAAACTGGCGTATCGTTCAAAAAGACATCGGAAAGAAAAGCATTGTTGTATGCTGTAGTTCCTTTTGTTAATCCAAGTTTGCTTGCTGTTGCGCTCCCCTCCTGTTCTCCTTCGCCCAACACATCCGTAAATGATGCAAATTGCCTACTGTGTAACGTGTCGGGAACTCTTGTAGGTTGTGGGGGCGATGGCGGCGTTCTTCTGCCGCCTGCTCCTCTAATTACTTTCTTGTCGGTCATGCTCTTACTTGTTCTGTGTCAACGCCCGCGCTGACGACTATACTTCCAACAAAAACTTCTCCAAAAACAATATTAATTGGCGTTCCAGCTCGACTTGTATTTTGTGTTCCTGAAAAATTAAAAGACAAACGCGGGTCTTCAGGACTAGAAAAATCTTGCGATTTTGGTTGCGGTGTCATCATGCCAGAAACACCTGATAACATTAAACCCGCACCCATTAAGCCGAGAGCCGCCGAACCATAAGCGCCTGCCGCATATAAACCACCTGCACCAATCAAACCACCACCACCAAGCAAACCCGCACCAGTTCCGCCTGCAAATAAAGTTGAACCTCCAAAAGTTACAAAAGACAAACCGATCAACGCCGCACCGCCTAAAACTCTCCCAAAGTTACCACCTGAACCCGCAACAATTGGCACGATATGAATATCTTCGTGACCGCTTGGATAATGCAATTCCTTTTCATCAATTTCATAATCGCCGACTAAAACTTTATAATTTTGTTTTGCCATGTGACTTTCTACTTCTGGAAAATTACAAATCAAAAACCTTATTGCTTCAGCGGGATTTTTACAAACAGCATCAAATTCCTTATGTCCGATAAAATCGGCAAGTTTTGAATATAACTTAATTTTACGCAACATAACGCAACCTTTTACCTGTGCATTTTTGAAGCCATTGGTTATATGGTTCCTTACAAGATAGTCTATCTGTTAAATGGTGTAAAACATCCCCATCTAAAAAAATCGCCACATGATTCAAACCATTTGCCAAAATCGACATAAATAATAAATCGCCATTTTTTAAATTTTCGTCATTTTTTAATTCTCTAAAACCTGTAGCTTCTGCGCATCTTTCAAACATCGGGTCATTTATAAATTCTTCAGGGGTTGTTGGTCTTTCCCAATCTCGTAATTCTATATTTAATTTTTCTTTGTAATATCTGCGAACAAGTGACCAACAATCGGAAACACCCCAAACCCAAGGCTGACCAATCAAATCTGGTTTATATCCGCAAGGCTCATAATAACCCCATGTTTCGGTTTTAGGGTTAACAATATGCCACGGAAGATTGCTTTCTTCGCAGCTTATCTTATCGGCTTCTGAAGCAACTGGCTGTGTTACAGGATGACTATGAATAATTGCTGTAATATCTCCTGTGTTATCTGCTTTGACATAATCTTCGGGGTCAATAATAAAGCATTGATGCGCTGTCATTGATAAATTACGACAGGGAAAATATTCTTCTTTTCCGCGAATATTTAACAAAAGACCGCAAGATTCTTTTGGGTCTTCCTGTTTCGCGTGTTCAAGTGCTTTATCTTTCCAAATCATTGATTAAAAGTTCCAATACTAGGGAAAATCTTTCTTGTAGCCTGACGCTTCGGCGCTCTAACACCAACAAGATCAAAAACAGCGGCAAGTTCAAAGGTTACAACTTCACGATTTTCTGATGATTTTCTATCAATTACATATTGTTCGAGTGGAAATTCCGCTGTCGGGTCTGGGGTTCCCAACGGGTTAGTCTGGGAACCTGAAGTTGTTGTTGTTGTTTCTGTTGTTGTATTTGGATTATTCATCGTGATTGTATTTCCCATTGCGTTACCGTGAGCCGTGCAATAATATCTCAAATCTGATGGTGCATCTGGATAAGATGGTTGAAAAGTAACTGTAGCGCCTGCATAACCGGGGCTATATCCTGAAGCTGAAACGCCTGTTGTATAAGAACCACCGCTGTCTGATTTGAAACGTAAAGGATGGCCTTGATTGCTTGAATCTTCCTGATTAAAAATATAATTTGACCCGCGTTTCATTGTAATAACAGGATTATTTGAACCATTTAAAAGAAATATATTTATACCGCCGACATTTGCAACTGTAACTGTATAAGTGACAGTTTCGGCATCTGCGGGGTCGGCAATAGTTGTTGTTGTTGAAGAAGTTGTTGTTTCTACTGGAAAATTTACAGCATCAAGAAATCTTGCAAGCGTTCTTTTGCGTTGTACTACGGCGCCAGTTAAATCATTTCCGTTGAAGTGTTGATTTACATTTAACAAAAGGGCTGAAACAAAACCGAAAGCATTGCTGATTGTGAGAGTCGGGCGTGGAATTTGGCCGCGTTGATATGCAAAACCTGTTGCTTCGACAGGAAATCTTAAATATGAATTACCTTGCCATACGATTTCGCCGTTTGCGTTCAATGATGTTCCCGCGTGAAATCTGTAAGTCTGGGCGCTACCGTGTTGTGCGACATTTGTTGTTAGTACAAATAATTCAATAACAGCGCTTGGATTTGCCTTTTGTAAATCGCTAATTATTGGGGCTGTACTCATGCTTCAAAGACCTCCCTGAATGTTGCATCAATTACGGCTCTATTATTGTATGGGATAGATTTTGACCACCTTTCGCAAACAAATTTCTGTGCAGATGTTTCGCCGGGTGCCGTGAAATCAAATGATGCTTGATCGTTTGCACGGGCGTCAAGAAAGGTTTCTATTTCGTCAGATTGTGTTTCAGTTACATTAAAAGATAAATTATAAACTTTCGGATTTTGATGTTGTGCCAATCCAAACATGATGCGATGTTCAAACCCGTCCTGAAATCTTATCGTCCGAACTTTCGGGGCGCTTCTTTTACTAAAGCCAGTATAAGTCGGTGTGATGCTTGGAAAAGTTGCCATTATGCTAATAAACCTCCCGGCCGTTTTTGCTTGATAAGTTCAGTTTGAATTGCTGTTGCAAGTTGACGTCCAAGCGCTTGCGCTTCGCCTGTATCGCCTTCAACTGATGATTCACTTGCATCAACATTAACAGTTATATTAGTGATGTCGCCACCGCCACCGATTTGATTATTTGGAATAATAGTTCCCGCAGTACGAGGAACAAATATCTCCGGCCCCCGCTCGCCCACGATTGAAGCCTTACCGACAGGCGGCCTTCCTCCATTTGCAAACCCTAAAAATCCACCTATTTTAGTTCCACCAAATAAGCCAGTAAGAGCCATATTTACTCCAAGTCTCAACAAAGACGATGCAAGATCATTGATGATTGATCTGGCCGCTTCTCCAAGCGTTCTTGTTCCTTCAATAGCACCAACTAAAGCATCAGTTATACCTGAACCAATATCTTCTCCAATTTGTTTGAAAGCACCATTAATTTTTTTTGCGATTTCCTCTTGTTTTGTCATTTGTTCAACTTTTTTCTTCAATAATTCTTCTTGTTTCATCAAATCTATAATTTGCTGTGCATCTAATTCGCCAAATTTTTCTTTTAGCTCATTTATTTTTTGCTCCATATTAAATTCTTCTTCTTTGCCTGCAAGTTTCGCTTCCATCGCAGAAATATTTTTTAAAAGTGCAATTGTTTGGTCATTAAATGCTTTATCAAGAGCAAGTTGCGCATCCCTTTCTTTTTCTCCTTGAAGTATGATTGATCTTTCTTTTAATATTTCAAGTTCTCTTTCAAGACGTTTTGCTGTTCCTCGATCATTTCTATTTGTACTAAGTTGTGATAATTCAAATTCTTTTCTAGCTATTGCAAGTTTATTTAATGCAAATTCTGTTGTTTCTGCTGTTTCAACTATACCTTTTAAATTATTATCAAAATCTTTTGCGGCTTTTGCATTTGCTTCTGTAGCGTTTTTATTGTCAATAAATTTTGCCGCTAAAGTACCCAAAGCAATTATCGCCAAACCAACACCAGTTTTTGCAAGTGCTAATTTGAAACCTACTAAAGCTAAGTTTAATTTTGTTACACCGCCCGCCGCCAAGAATGAAGAAGCCGCAACACCTTTTAAACCAGTTGAAGCTAGAGCAGAATTTAAAGTAGCTATCTGAAAAGATGTTGTTAAAGTTGCTAACTGTCCAATTATTACAGGCATTATAATTGCAACACCTTTTGCGGCAACAGCTATTGCTGTAAATATCATAGTGACTTGACCCGCGCCTGATTTTACAAAATTGGTTATTGCTTCGGTTACTTTTGTTAATGCTCTTATAACTGGTAAAACAGCGGGCGCCAGTTGATCGCCAAATGCCCTTGATAAATTTTCAGCTTCATTTCCTAAATTTTTAAATACTTGTGTCGGGTCATTCTCTAGTAATGACTTTAAAGAATCCGCGCCATCAAGCTCAACTTTTTTTAAGGCTCTAATAACAACATCACTTGTTAATTTGCCTTCAGATGCAAATTTTTTAAGTTCTCCAATCGTTACACCAAGTTCTGCCGCGATAGGCGCAAGAATTGTTGGAACTTGTTCTGCAATACTTCTAAATTCATCCCCTTGTAAACGGCCAGAACCTAAAGCCTGTGCTAATTGCCTGAAAGCGTTTGAACTTTCCATCGTTGACGCTCCCGCCAGTTTTGCCGCTGTATTAAATCCGATGAATGTTGTTCTGATGTCTTCAACACCAACGCCCAAAGGTTGCAAACGTGCAGTGATATTTGTAATTCCTTCAAGCGCTTCTGTCGCACTAAGTCCAAATAATTTTTGCGCTTCTGCCGCTATCTCTTGAGATTTTGCAAAAGTTCCTGATGCTTTAGTTAATAATCCAAGTCTTACGTTTAATTTTTCAAAATTTGCCGATGTTAATATTGCTTGTCTTCCTAAAGCTGTGACACCTATTCCAAGAAATGCGCTTTTAAGGCCGCCAAGCGCCCTTTGTAGCCCTGTTGATTGCTGTTGAACACCTTTTAATGCTCTTGTGGCCTGCGAAGCATCAACCGTAAGTTTTACATTAGCCTGTGCCACAAATCAACAAAACCTTTTCTTATATATTACCTTTTATTTGCTCTTTGACGATTTATTTCTCTTTTTTCTCTTTCATTCTTAACTTCATAATAAGCCGCCCAAAAAATCAGTTCTTCTTCTGTAATCAAAGAACGTAATTCCTGAATAGTTTTACTTAGTTCTGTTGCGAGAAAAAATTCAAAATTTATCCAATTATCTCGCGATATTATTTTTTTGCTGTATCAACATTTAATTTAATATCGAACATAAATAATTCAATTTCGTTCAATACACTTTCTGGAAGTTCTCTTTGTAGGTTCGGCGCGTCTGCGGGGCTAAATGCAGGCGAACCATCTTCTTTTTCTGCATTTTTACAAAGAAGATATGTTGATATTGTCAAAGCA